CTTCCTAATGTGTCTGACGTTAAAGATGTTGCTCCTATCGCTACGTTGTAGTCTGCATCTGTAAGTGCGTCACCTGCGGTGGCCCCCATGAGGGTGTTGCTAACGCCCGTAGTGATGTCGTTACCAACAAAGTGTCCAACAGCAGTGTTGTTGGCACTTGTGGTGGTAGTGAAGTTTTGTGCCGCTAATGTATCAGAGCCAATTGCAACAGACCTTGTACCCTCAGTGTCTACGCCTAAAGCGTTGTAGCCCAGTGCGGTATTCAATCCGCCTGTTTGCAGAGCGTCTCCAGAAAAACCACCGATTAAGGTATTTTTAGTGCCTGTTGTTACAGAAATCCCAGCGCCATAGCCAACCGCTGTGTTATAGGTAAGGGTTGCAGTTGTCATATTTTGAGCGGCCAGAGTGCCATAACCTACAGCAGTCGAACGGCTTCCTAACGTATCAGCACTCAAAGCTGAAGTGCCTACTGCAACATTACGATCTGCGTCAGTAAGTGAATCACCAGCTAAACCGCCAATAATTACGTTATTAAGTCCTACGGTTAAAGAAGCCGCTGAGTTATAACCAACAGCAACATTATAATGAACAGTTGCTGTCGTGAAATTCTGGCTAAGAAGAGCGCCATACCCTATAGCTGTGGCTGTAGCTCCTTGAACATCCGCGCTTAAAGAAGCATACCCAAGGGTCGAATTATAATACCCGGTGGTCAGAACATCTCCTGCAAACGTACCTATGAGGGTATTCCTAGTCGCCGTAGTAATGTCATTACCAGCGGCGTAACCAACGGCTACGTTAGCAACGGTTGTTGATGTAGCACTGGTTTGATTTTCAAGAGCGCCATAGCCTACTGCCGTACTTGCATTCCCTTCAACCTCTGTACTCATAGCATCAGGGCCAATCGCTATGTTGTAATCTCCACCATTAACAGCATCACCAGCATTCGCTCCTACGAATACGTTATATCTGCCGTCAGTTAATTGTTGCCCTGCATAGTACCCCACAGCAACATTGTTACTAGCTAACGATGTCGTAAAGTTTTGATTTTGTAGCGCCCCCATTCCTAGGGCGGTGGTGCGTGTTCCTCTTGTGTCGCTACTTAAAGCAGCTTGCCCAACGGCGGTATTAAGATTAGCGTCTGTAAGCGCGTCTCCAGCACTAGCACCAATCAGGGTGTTTGAAGTCCCCGTAGTAATTTCTTTTCCCGCTAACGTGCCAACTGCGGTGTTCAAACTATTTTGGGCTGTGCCCATGTCTTGTTCTTTAAGGGCTTGAAAGCCTATTGCAACTGAGCGACTTCCTACAGTATCTGAACTTAATGCTTCCACACCCACTGCGACGTTGTAATCTGCGTCAGTAAGCGCATCACCAGCAGCACCGCCGATGAGGGTGTTTTGAATTCCTGTGGTCACTGCAAAACCAGCAATATGACCCACGGCAGTGTTATAGGTTGTTGTGCCTCCACCAACATTTTGTGTTGTTAGCGCAGAAGAACCAATTGCAACAGACCTTGTACCTGCGGTCTCTTGACTTAAAGCGTTGTAGCCAAATGCAGAATTAAAATCGCCTGTTGTAATCGCATCGCCAACATCGGCACCAACTAAGGTGTTCTTAATGCCCGTTGTGACGTTGTAACCAGTTTGAAATCCAACAGCAGTATTAAACGAATTAGTTGCGGTCGTAAATTCTTGGTTATATAAGGTTGAATACCCCAAAGCAGTTGAACGGCTTCCGTTCACGTCTCTGGTTAAAGCGCCCATGCCAACCGCTACGTTGTAATCTGCGTCAGTTAGGGCATCCCCTGCCGTACTTCCAAGCAAAACATTCCTAATGCCTGTGGTGACGGCGGCTCCAGCATTGTTACCGACAGCGACGTTGTGACTGTCTGTTGCGGTCGTATAGGCTTGGTTATTAAGAGCGGCATAACCTATAGCAGTCGAACGACTTCCTAATGTATCAGTGCTTAGAGCGGCCATGCCCACGGCGGTGTTGTAATCTGCATCAGTGAGGGCATCACCTGCAAGACCGCCAACGATAGTGTTGTTAATTCCTGTTGTTACAGCACCGCCAGCACTAGTGCCCACGCCTACATTGTAGCCATTAGTTGCTGTCGTAAAATTTTGAACACCCAGTGCCGCATACCCCACAGCAGTTGCGCGACTTCCCATTGTGTCTGAACCCAAGGCGCTATACCCAATGGCTACATTATTGTCAGCATCAGTAAGAACATCTCCCGCAAGACTGCCAATGAGGGTGTTGAGAGTCCCAGTGCTTATATCATGACCAGCCTGATATCCAACCGCTACGTTGTAACTATTTGTTGCGGTCGTAAAATTCTGAGCCACAAGAGCCTCATGCCCCATCGCTGTGGCCCTACTCCCTAAAGTATCTGATCCTAGTGCAGATTTCCCAACGACTGTATTAGAGTCAGCGTCAGTAAGAGCATCCCCTGAATATGCTCCCAATAAGGTATTCTCAATGCCTGTTGTGACGGCCCCACCAGCAGAATAGCCTACCGCTACGTTAGCACTGTTAGTCGCGGTAGTGTAGTTTTGTGAGCTAAGAGTTTGATACCCTACAGCGGTTGAGCGGCTTCCTACAGTATCTAACTGTAACGATGTTCGCCCTATACCAACATTACGGACACCAGTTGTAAGTGATGTTGCTGCACCAGCGCCAATAATTACATTCTCAGTTCCTGTCGTGACATTTCGCGCAGCAAGGTCGCCAATAGCTACGTTGTGACCATCAGCACCAGCATTTTGATCTTCAAGCGCCTTATAACCAACAGCTACGTTTTTACCATCTCCATCTTCTGTTTTAAGGGCGTCCACGCCAATGGCAATATTACGGTCGCCCGTCGTAATGGCGGTGCCAGCATCCTTACCAATAGTAATGTTGTATGCGCCATCAGAGGTAATACTGTCGCCAGCATCTTCACCAATACGAAGGTTATCTGTACCCGCTGTTGCGGTGATTAAGTCTGCGCCAGCCTCAATCGTGGTGTTGCCAGAGATCGCAACAGTGCCGTTGAAATCGAGCGCGGTTGCATTAAGTTCAATTTCATCTGTCGCGTTAATGTCTAGGACAGTATTACTTGGAGCATTAATAAACTGACTAGCATCATGAAACTGCAATGCCATTGTGCTATTAAGAAGTAAGCCGGTATCTGCAACGTGCGTTAGTGTTACATCGTTGTCCGCACCGAACCCAAGGACTGCTGCATCGCTGTTTAGCTTGAGGTCATCTGCAACACTTACGTCTCCACCTACAGTAGCATCACCTGATAAGAATAAATTGCGAGGGCGAGTGGCCCCAGACGCACCAATATCATAGGTGTTATCGGTAAAAATAAGGTTTGATGCGACTGTGGACGTTACAGTCAACGTATCAGACGCGGCATTACCAATTACTGTATTACCAGTGATGGTTAAATCAGCCGCTGAAATAGACCCCGTTAGTGACGGTGACGAGATTGTAGGTCCTGTCAGAGTCTTATTCGTAAGCGTTTCAGTACCAGCTAACGTAGCCAACGTGCCCGTGGTGGGAAGTGTTACGTTAGTTGCACCTGTAGTTGTTAGGGTGAGTGCATTCGCACCAGATGTTGTAAACGCCGCTGCGGTCGTTAAGTTTCCTGCAAGAGAGACTGTATACCCACCAACTGATAACGATGCGATATTCGTAGCACCTTCAAGGACATTAGTGCCATCGCAGAAAAGAAACATTGTCTTGCCGTTTGGTATCGCAATACCTGTACCGCTAGACGTTTTAAGTGTAGCGGCTTGGCCTGAAGCATTCTTAGCGATGTAGATTTTAGCCGCTGCGGGGCATATAACAGTCGCTGCCCCAGTAAGACTTGACCCAGTATCTGTAAACTCCAGCATGGCTGCACGCGACTCGGAGGTAGTTCCATCTGCGGTAGTCAACGTATGCGAGTTGGAAGACCACGAGTTTATAACTGCACGGCCAGCAATAGCCTCTTCAACCATAGACGTGATGTTGTTGTTTACTACATCACCCCAAGTACCGCTAAGTTCTCCTTGGACAGGAAGGGCGAGTTTAAGTATCGAAGTGTACTGTGTTGTCATGTTTTAATCCTCACGCGGCTATATCTTGCCAATTCGGAGTCTGCCCTGTTGAAACACTACCCCAAGTTGGTGTCTGTGCGCCAGTAATATTTTGCCAACTCGGATTGTGGTTGTCATCGACAGCCCCCCAAGTTGGTGTTTGTGTGTCAGTAATATTTTGCCAATTTGGGTTGAGGTTGTCATCGACATCCCCCCAAATGAAGACTGTACCTACTGCGCCTGTTGCGTTTACACCTGTTACTGCCGTACTTGTAATAACAGTAACATCTACGTTTCCTACTTGTGCTTGTCCGTGGACCCCTGTTACTTGCTCTACGATGCTAAGAGATACAGCAACGGTGCCTATGGCTCCCGTAGCCGCAAGCCCTGTTGTGGAGACGTTTGCGTCTGCGGTTACAGTAACAGTGCCAGCAGCACTTGTGGCGCTTACCCCAGTTGGGTAGATATTTGCTTCGGCAACGACACTTACGGTGCCTACACTAGTAGTAGCAGATAACCCTGACGGTTGGACATTTGCGTCAGCAGCTACACTTACGGTACCAAGTGCGCTTGTAGCTTGAACGCCATCGACTGCTACAACGATAAGGTCCGTACCCCAAGAGCTTTGGCCCCAAGAGGTAGACCCCCATCCTACATAAGACGTTGACGATGGCATTTAAGCATCCTACGCGATCCTAATAATAGCGTTAGAAGCGTCCGCAGTAGGGAATTGAATTTGGAAATTACCTGCTGTAGCCGTCTTATCCGCCCCGAAATCAAGAACTGCAACGGCGGGATTACTACCACCTGACTTATATATTAAGGCCCCACGCGCCGTAATTGTTGCTGTGGACCATGTAGTATCTGAAAAATCCAGTAACGCGGTGGTACTGGATGTTGTTGGAGCAACAACTGTTAACGTGTTACCACCCGCTGTATAACCCGTACCAGATACTTCGTTTGTTGTTGCATACGCTGTTGTAGCCGCACTTAACGTAGCTGAGCTTGTATACAAAGCGATCTTAAATGTTTGTGACGTATCACCACTAAAGTCCATCTCCCCATCGAGAAGGGCTTTTTTGAAAGACGTGCACATTGCTTGAGTGATTGCCATTTATAACCTCCTATCCTACTTCCATTCTAAACTGCCCGGAACGGTAAGTGTCTCCACGAAGTTTGCCATCGCCAAGCGTTTTTAACAGTTGTAACGCTTGAACATACATGCGTTCATACACTTGAACCATGTCTGGTTCACCCTTCATAAACCTTAACGCTTCTAATAACGCACCGTTAAGTAGAGCAGAATCAAACTCGTCCCCAAGCCATGTAGTACTAGCAGTAACAATGGACTCAGGGTAGTACCCGTAATGTAGCTCCATTGTGTAGTTACTGTTTGGGGTAGGCCCAAGGATAATTGAGTCATCGTCAAAGTAAGCATAATGTTTTGGCATACCCGTAGATGTCGGCGTGGGGTAAGCCTCTCTAATAAAGTTAACATCCTTGTTTAACAAGAAATGATACTCTCCACTACTGTCTACAACCGCGAGGCTATAGGTGTAAAGAAAGTCAGATGGAGCGCCTAAGTACTTATTACCAGATGTTAACGTGCCTGTAACATTACGTCGTAACGCAGGAATCTGAACAGTGTTGTATATTTTTTGCTCAGCCTGCTTAGTAAACATGGCGAGCTGATCTGCGGTGAACGCATTCTCCGTAATATCTTCTATATTTGCAGTCAGCTCACTATAGTTCATCGCTTACCCCATAGGTCCACGGGCGTACAACCCTTTTGTTGCAGCGCCAGTACCACGTACTTTAACGCCACCTTTTTTCGTTTTATTAGCGGGTTTTTTAGTTTTCTTACGCATAGTACTACTCCTATGTAATTTGTACTGTAACTTGCCCTACAAATCCAGTCCCGACCGTTCCCCCACTATCCTCTGCGCTACGCACAGGAATAATTTGCGCACGGCTAGCTGCAAATTGATTAGAGTCCGGTCTTGGGTCTTGTAATGCCTGTGGGTCATGGACCGGGGTTTCCCCCAGATTCAACTGTGGATTATCTGGACTCCAACATTCAGGACAGGCTTTAATGTTCGTATCTCGGTTTTTACGCACCAAATTACGAAGTTCACGAAGGCGGTAAGTAAACCCGCACACATCACAAACCCCGAGAGCTTTTTGGCTTGATGCGAACCTAGTCCCCATGTTAAATCCTCGCTACACGAGGTACAAAACGAGCGGGGGTTTTTTCCCTATCTTCACCTGCGGCTATCTGAAACTGCTCTTCATATACTTGTTTGAGAAGCGATACTCGCTCTACAAGTTCTGGTTCTTTTAACGCAATATTGTACGCCAAACCGGCAACAAGACAGGGCAAAAACCTGTAATTCATATCCGCAGTTTCAACGCCATCACCAGCGTCCTGTATACGCCGCATACGCCAATAGCGAAATATGTAGTCATTTGTGTCAGGAACAGGCCAAAAATTGACCTTGGGGTTGTCACGTAGCCTCTCGATCCAAACTTGAATGGGCCTACCACGTGATAACTTGTTCGGGATCGAAGCGTAAGTACTTACGCTGATACGAGTTATAGTAAGATCAGATTGTGTTGATTGATTGCCCTGCCCTGTACGTATTACTTGTTCCAACAAATCAATCGTATCTGCGGGTAAATCATACTCGGATGTACCTGCTGTTAAAGTTACAGAGCCTTCATCAATAGTCCAAAGATTTATGCCACGATTTTGCCACTCAATCGTCAAAAGATTCATGGAACGTCGTGCGGTACGTAGGTCGTAACCCGACCGCATTTCACGACCAGCACGTTCCCACGCTTCTTCAGCGATTTCCGTGAAGTCCATATCAAATGCGGTTGTACCTGATGTTGCCATGCTATCCCTTTACGTATACAAAGTTTTCTTTCGTCTATCTTCCATTACAACCCCGCAGCCGCGTGCTATCGCTCGTTTCCGCCTAGCAAGCCCACCGTTGTCAAATTTAACCTCAGCCTTCTTGGTGTTCTTAACTACTGTCTTGCCCTTGCTACCTTCTCGCTTCTTCTTTTTTGCAGTAGAAGCGCGTTCTTTTTTTGAGAGACTCTGAGCCTTGCTCCGTGGTAGACATCGGTCTGGATTCTTTTTGTCTTTAGAAGTGCCGCACTCACCTTTAATCTTCCCATCGGTACCGATGCGAACCCATTGTTGATCACGCCATTTCTTTAACTCGCCCATTACTTCTTCGCTTTTTTACCCTTCGCGCCTTTAGCGTAGTTTGGGTCTTTGCAATACTTGGACGCAGCCATGTTTGCGTAAGCGGACGGGTATGTGTCAAAGGTGCGTTTTGCCCACGCTTTACCTTTAGCACATATTTTACCACCCGATTTATAATAACGTCTCATCGTATTTTTACTGGGCGAACGCCTTTACGAGCTATACCAGCACCTCTGACTTTACCGCCCTTTTTATAATTAAACCCACCCTTTAATAAACTAGGGTTAGCTAAAGCACGTTCTCTATTTTGGTTTATTCTTTTGTCGTTATCTTCTTTCTCTTTTTCTTGTCTGGCTAGACGGTCTTTACTAGGGTCACCGTAGATAGTTCTCTCATAATCAATACGCCTTTGAAGTGCTTCAAGCGAAGGTTTTATGGATAATGGCGCTCTTTCTCCAGTGGCGGTGGCATAACGCGCCCCGTCTGCTGGGTGCCTAAAGTACCTCGCCCTACGTTTCTCAGCGGCTTCTCTCGCGGCTTCTTTCGCGTTGGCGTATTCTTCTTGTTCTTCTTGCTTCTTCTTTTTTGCAGTAGAAGCGCGTTTTTCCGGAGTGGGATATCTTATTCTAGGCATATCTGACTCCTATACTATCTTAGCGGGGCGAACGCCTTTACGTGCAATACCTGCTCCGCGTACCTTACCGCCTTTCTTGTACCCCTTGGTCATCATCTTAGCGCCAGACTGCTTCTTCTTTTTCTTCATAGGCATGGCTTCTTCTAGCAAACCGCCCATACTCATTTGCTTGACCTTACCGCCTGCTTTCATGTCACCAACGCCATCAGCAGCAAACTCAGGAATCATTTTTCCTGTTTTAGGGTCTTTTACCATTGGCATCTTGCCACCGGCTCTATAGCCTTTAGTCTTCATCTTCATGATCTATCTCCGCATAGAGGTTATCGAATACTTGGTTTACATCAAGCGTGTAATCTAAGTCAGATTTACTGTAGTGAATGTGTTGTGACGGCCTAAAATCAGGAGCGCCTATTCCCATCTCAAACCATGCGGGGTGGGATACCCGAACACGGTTATTTGGAAGGGCAACAATATTGCCTGTCCAATTATCTGCATCTAGCAACTCAAGCACATGGGCTTGTTTGTGTTGCGCAGGGTCATCCGCAATCTCGGAGTCAGTATAATCAACGGTAAAATAATACTTTGCTGGGTATAACCTACCGTCAATTTTTGCCATCCACGGACAGGGAGAGCAACGTTCAAGGACATACACACTATGTGTTCTTGAGGCGCAGTCCCAAGGTTGCGCTGCCCAAACGGGCATAGGGTCAGGCCACTCTTCGAGCGGTGTATCTCCTACAAGCGCAGTTATGGGCATTCTTGCCCACATTGCCCCGCCATGCGGGTTTGGCTCATCGGTGTCGTATGTCTCAGCACCTGTAAAAACCATCTGAAAAGAAAGACATCGTTTTGGGACAGTAGTTACCGCAATAGCCATAGCGTGCAAAAACTCACCATGATATTTCTCATGGTTATGCGTGTATTCTCTACGTACCCAACACTTAAAATACGGTATGTTGGACTGTAAGTATGCCAATTTAACATCTCCATCTTTTTCGCGCCTGTCGCAGCCTTGAATTGGGGTCTTTTGCTGCTTTAGGGAATTTTTTCATCTGCCCCGCTGAACGTGCGCAGAAAGACTTTCTACGCTTCGCCCGTTTGCCCGTAGGACTTTTCTCGGTAACCGCCGTCTGCAATTTGCTTCCGGGGTTCTGTCGTCTGTACTTCGCAACGCCTTTCTTTGTCATTCCAGCGCCGGATTTAGTGGGGCGTTTATCCCCACTTTTTACAGACATGCCAGCCATACCACCCTTCTTGAAGGAAGGACAACTATCAGCTTGCTTTTTGTAGTACCTACGCAAGATTACTAGCCAAACTTCTTACGTAAATACATTATGACGGTGTAGGTATCACCACTGCTGGCACCGACTGTGGTGAACTTTATGTCCCCCGTTTTGCCAGTTCCTGCATTGTTAACTAACCCACCAAATATAGAGTAGTCGTGATCTCCGCTTTGGTTTTCACCTAACTCTATTGCCATAACATCTGTATCTGCATCAAATAAGATGCGGACTTTCATGCCTATGCACTGCCACCATATACGATCTATATTTACATCAGTACAAGACAATCCAGTGCGTGAATCTGCTTCTAACGCACTCACATCTATTTTAGTAACAGCAGATTCGCCAGTACCATCAGAGATGTTTGTTAGTTTGATAGCCACATAAGATGACCCATCAACTATTGTTTGGGAAGCTACTGCATCAGCCATAACCGCCTCCTATTACTGATCAGCAAAAGCTGGAGCAGTGGTGCTCGTAACATTTCCAAAAATTTGATAGTTAGTTGTGTTCAGTCCCATGATAGTGACATCAAAACCAGCAGGTACATTAAATTGAATGCTGCTATTAGAGTTACCGTCAGAGAAAACGCTGCTAACTTCGTTACCATCCGTGTCTAGGAATGTCACGCCACCGATGTAGAAATTAGTATTTCCGGGGGTGATGACAAGCGCATCTGTCGCATCAGCCGCACCACCAGCGTAAACAAACCTAAACATAGAACCAGCAATAGGCGCTGGCAACGTATAGGTATTGTCCTGTCCACCATCTGGGACAAGCAGAATCCTGCCACTGTGCGTTGCGTTGGTTAGAGTTACGTTTCCGTCAGACAGACTAACAGGACCGTCACCTAATGTTGCAATCTCAGTGACTGCTCCAGTGGTCGAGTTTTTGCTAATTGTCTTAAAGGTACTTTCAGAGCGAACCGCACCTGAAAAGGTTGTATTAGCCATTGTGATCTCCTGTCTTGGCTAGTGTCAGACGCGGGATGCGCCTGTCAGGGATATGAGTTTTATACAGTAGAAAAAGAAAAGGGGCAACAAGTGCCCCTTTCATTCATTAAGCACCGGGTGAACCGAAAATACCTAATGGGTCACTCACACCAAATGAGTAACGCTCTCTGGCTTTATAACGCGAGTTACCAGTATCGAAATCAGCATCCATAGAGGTGCTCATTGGGGTACGAGTAAAATGCTTCAAACCGTTAGGAACGTCAGTCATCAAGAACCAAGCGTCGGTATCAGTCAGATAATGGTTAACTGCGTAACCTTCTGGGATAGAACCATTGTTGCGAATCGCATTCAGGTCATTATCCGCAGTTCCAACACGACCTTCGGTTTCTAGCAAACGAGTTGCTACGAACTGAAGATTAGGTGGAATTACCAACTTACGAGGCTTGGCAGCAATCAAAAGGCCACGCTCATCCGTCCAACCAGCGATCTGAATAACGGCAGCTTCAAGAGAAGTTTCGTTAAGATCAGCAGCAGTGCTGGGTTCGTTTGAGTTAGTGCCCCCGCTTACCAATGGGTGGTCAGTAGCACAAAGCTCCTTTCCGTCACCATAGGTCGTACCTGAATCAAACGCGTTGTTCAGGATAGCGGCTGCTTTAACCTGCTTAGTATACGCCATAGCGCGAGCAAGAGCCTTGGTGTAACGAGCAGACAATGAGTCATACAGGTTATCTTCAATGGCTTCCTCGGTAATAGCGAAGCCCATTGCCACGGTCTCGTGCGTATAGCGTGCAGTCCATGCTTCTTGAGCATTGTCATACTCAATTGCAGCGCCTTCATCTTTAACAGGTGCTGCTGAGAAACCGGACAGCTTGGTTTCTTCTTCAAACGAGCGATCTGAAGATTCGTTTTCGTAAATTTCGGTGTGCTCTTCACCGTATTTTGCGTACTCCATTCCAAACAGCGCGTTCAGGCCGGGAAGGAGTTCTTTAAGTAGCTGGGCGCGTGAAATTGCCATGCCTTATATCTCCTTATACGCCTGTGGTGTTGTCGTACTGATGACCTGCGTTCCATTTAACGTAAGCCTCAGTAAAACCACCAGATGCGTTTTTGGTTTCCTCAACCAGTCCGACAATACGGAAAGGTAGTGTTGCAGTTGTTGCAGACGAATCTGAGATTGCACCACGAGAATTACCCGAAGTTGAATCACCAGTGTTATCTACACCTGCGACGTTTGCACCGATGTCAGTCAGAGCAAGATCGCCAATGGTTGTACCAGAGGATACAACAGCGGCCTTAAACAAAAGGTCAGTTGCATCAGCTACATACGCTTCGATATCAGAAGCCACAGTGCTCGCAGGATAAGACTGACGAAACACTTTGTACTTCAGATTTGGGTCGGTGTATGTACAACCAAGAAAGACACCAACAGGTGTCATAGCAGCGTCAAACGTATCACGCTCAACGGTGCCTCCGGTAACCAATTTTACAGCGTCTCCGTAAAAAATAGCGGTAGCATAGCCACTTGCAATTTGAAAGTGACGAGTTACGCCCACGAAAGGAGAGCCGCTCAACAGTTTTACCGGAACTAGGCCATAAGGCCCGTCTACAGTAGGATAAGCCATTTTTAGCTCCTATTAAGTTCCGTTACCAAAAGTAACCTTCGTTTTTCTCTCGTTAAAGAGAGGCATACGAGGGTCGTTTTCTCGCATGAGGTTGTTGTCAACGGACTGCATCTGCGAACGTGTTTGCTGTTGATAGTAGTCATTACGTTCATCGACGAGTTCTGCTGGAGCTTTACAGAGCAATAGACCACCAATGACTACATTGTCTTTGAATCTATCGTTTTCGATAGTAACCAATGTAATTTCTGGATGATCTGTCGCCTTTACAGGCTCCCAACCTTCACGCAGTTTGGAGGAAACATTTGTGGCATCAACAGTACCTAACGAACTCACTCTAACCCAACGAAATTCATAACCCGGCTCGGGATTTGGTGACGGTAACACCTCTGGGCGCTGCCAAGCCTTTTTACGGGTCGTTTTTTCACGAGTTTTGTGTTCTCGATTTATATGGTTTTCAGCCATTTTCTTTCCTCATATCTAATGCAACCTGTTTGGCGTACTGTTCAGGGGTAAGACCTAAACGCTTTGATAAAGTAAGTTGTGTTTGCGTAAGCCTAATTTTTCTAGGCGCTGTGCTCCGCGTAGCGGGGGCAACCACATTCGACTTTCTCTTTTGTTTACGTTCTACCTCCGGTTCATCCTCGAAGTTCTCGGGGAATAACTGTCGCATACGAGTATCAATTCGCTCGTAGTATTCATCAGTCTGAGGGCTTATGCCTTCTTCATCGACAAGTTTTTTGTGCAACCCCAGAGCATAACTTGTCATCTCTATGTCTTTATTGAACCAAGGATTAGCTTCTTGCCAAGCTAAACCCCTTTCGTCAACTCGAACAGGCTCTGGGGCGGATTCTGCGGCAACCTTATCAGGATTTTCCTCGTTCTGTAAAGCTGGTAACTTGAAATTATTTAGCCTGTCAGCCTTAATCTTAGCATTCGTTAGGCTTTCTTGCGCTTCAAGAACTTTGTCTGAGTCTCCAGCCTCATACGCGTCTTTGTACAGTTTTTTAGCACTTTCTAACTCTGTAACCGCGCTTCTTTTAGCTTGTTCAAGCAGTGCTGTCTGATTTTTATTTACGTCAGCTTTAAGGCTTTTATTCTCTTCCACAAGTTGATGAGAAAACCTTTCCAACTCCTCACGCTCTCGCTGAGCTTGTTCTTTAGCCCTGCGTTCATCGTGATAGCCCTTGCTAAAATGTTGAATACGTTTTCGGACTTTCTCCGAATAGTCTTCCAACTCTTCGTCAGTAACGTCTTCAGGTGGCTCAGATGGTTTACGATTGCGATCCGCTTTGGGCGTGTCGTCAACCACTTCAATTTCAACGTTATCGTCGTCGTTATCCATTTCGTCTTCAACGACAGTATCAAGTTCCTCAACTTTCTTACCACCTATGTTTACCTCTTGTGCACTGGAAGGCTCAACGTCTATGACAACATCTTCTTTTTCTTGATCCCCATCGGGAAAATCAAATTCTACTTTCTGAAATGGCATGAGTTATCTCCTATACTGCCATGACCCCACGGGGATCGGGAATTACGGCTTCAATAGAATCGTCGTTCATCAAACGAAACTCTTTGCCATTTACCTTAAAACGTGTGCCCGTATTCATACGAAACATCACATAATCACCCGTTTTGCACCAAGGGCCTTCAGGGAACCTGTCTTTGTCACTGTAAGCATCAGCACCCATATCAATGACAACACCCATAATTGAAGTGATGTACTCTCTGTGCATAGCTTCAGTCGTTTTGAGCAGCGTGTTACCTTGGTAGTACTCTTCTATATCTGGTAGAGCAACAAGAACACGGTATCCAACAGGTTGAGGCAATTGTGCTTCTAAATCAGCTAACTCTTGCTCTGATGCATCAGGCATTTTTAATGTCTGAGGTTTAGTCATGGTCATCTTCCATAAAGGTACGCGAGAGGTCTTCAATGTGTTGTTTGCTGGTTTCAAGACCCCGAATTAAACCAACAACTTCTCTATAATTAGCGTAGTCCTTAGCGGACCCACTACTTAGAAAAACTTGTGCAGATAAGATTTGCTCATCGATACGATCATTTAGCACGTCAAAGACGGTTTTCGCCATCACTCACCCCGTTTAGGCTTTTCTGTCATCATTTTTGCAATCTCTAAGTCAAGTTTGTTGTTGTCCTTACGACGGCTTGCCGCCACACGAACACCTTCTTTTTGAGCGTCTAATTCAAGTTCCTGCCGGTCCAATTTAATTTTTTCTGCGTCTAGCACTGCATCAACTTGATTCTTCTGGGCTTTAAGCTGCAATTCTGCCTGTTTGATCTGTACCTCTTGTTGATCTTTTGCAGCCTTGCGTTGTACTTCTTGCCCTTTGAGTTGCAACTCTGCTTGTTTTTGTTGGAACACTGGGTCTTGTTGCTGTTGCTGCGCTTGCTTTTGCGCTGCTTCTTTTTGGTGCCCTTGCATAACCTGTGCTCCCGCCTCTGCAACCAACCGCGACAAATCCACTTCGATCTGCTCTGGCAGTTCTTCTCCGGGTGGTGGAAGTGGTGCGCCCAACTTGTCTTCGATCTGTTGGCGGTATTGGAACCCAAGGTGCTCTGCTATGTGCGCTTGTAGCGACGACATAATTTGTTTTGCTTGTGGGTTTTGCCCAATCATCTGCGCAACCGTAGGGTCTTGCATAAACGACGTGTGCGCTGCGATGTGCGCTTCGTGATCTTGATAGATAAACGCTCGCATCGGTTTACCAACAAGCGCGTCCATGTTCTCGCCGACAGGATCGGTAGGCTTAGCATCATCTCTTGTGGGAACAAGTTTGTCTGCGTTCTTTACGCCCAACACCTCAATCATTTGTCTGTGAAGCTGTGGCAAGTCGTAAATTTGAGGCGCGGACTGGGCCATCTGTAAAACAGCCTGATACTGCACAACACGCTGTGCCATCGTAGAACTATTAGGATCGCTAACGGGGATAACATCCACCATCGCGTAGTCCAACTGACGCGCACTAATCTCTCCACGATGAGGCTCATAGCCGTACTCTTCAGGAGCATACTCAGCCATGATCTCCTTGAGCATCTTGAACTCTTGTTTCATGGCGTAATGGACACGGGCTTGTACCGCAGCCATAGGCTTCAACGTACGCTCCAAGAGCGCCAGCGTAGTACCTACAGGCGCATTCGCTGACATGTCTGAAATGTTCATGTCACTGATAGCGCCTAGCCTACGTCCTTCATTCGTTATTTGATTCAGTAAGGCGAGAAGCGTCTGACTAGGTTCTTTGTAGGGAAGCGGCATAATGTTGTCGCGGATAGACCCGCTAGGTACATCAACATCTTTCCATTCACCGGGTTCAATCGGTGTGTCATCGCCCTTAATACGAAGTCCACGAGACTTCAAACCACCGGGAAGATTCGACAGAGTCCCAGCATCAACAAGCTGACGTATCAAGGATGTGCCTGCTCTCGCATATCCACCAATGATATGAATGAGTCCAAGCCCGTAAAAACCAAACCCCGGCACATATACGTAATGTACGAAGTGTTGACGCTTCAAAAATAGGTTGTCTTCTTCGTTCCAGTTACGGCGAATAGCCAGAATCTCACCAGAACCGCGTTCCATAGTAACTACATAGGGTTTAGCAATATCTTCGTCTGAGTCATCAACGCCATCAATTACAAGGTCTGCATGGACTTCGTAGAGGGCAAAACGATTGTCATCAGTGAGTGAGAACCCGCCTTCCTCTGCCTTACGCTCCTCAATATCTGAGTGGTAGGGCTGGGGGTCTCCAAGCTCCACATCTCTGTAGAAACCCACTGCTTGTAGTTTCCGTAGCTCGTTCTTCGTTTTACGCATTACGTGCGTTACACGCTCTGCGGTCTCGATATGACTTGCGCCGTAAGGCACGATAACGTCTTCTGCGGGAATGTAGATAGCTACCTGACGCCCCACATTAGGGTCGTAGTAAACCTTCTTAAATGCACTACCAGCAAGCCCTAGACTGTATAGTAGCCGCTCATGCTCTGGGCGGTACTCCACCATACGATCAGTCAATTCGTAGTTCATGTCCGCTTTGACACGTTCAGCAGCTTCAACCTTCTCCTTGGTATCTTCCCCAAGGATTTTGACCTTTACAGGGCCAGCGGCGGGGAATGTTTCAGACATTGTTTCTGCTTGGAAACGAATAGCAGCTTCTGCCAGTACCGTAGAATAGACGCCACACGCGCCCTCCCACGGGTCTGTACGCTCTTCATACTTGAAGCCCAACACGTCCAGACCTTTTACAAACGTATCAGCCCACTCTTTACGACCGTCTATGTCAGCCTCAATGAGTCCCGATAGCTCGTCAGAAATTTCTTGCAGGTGGCCGTCATCTAAAACTTCAGCGAGATTCATATCGAATTCGACAAAGTCAGAAATCTCTGCATCCGGTATGATCGTAATCTCCATAGACCCATCACTTAACGTGACAGCCTCGGGTTCAATAATTTCGATCTCTAGCTCTTCATCGTTCTCTTCTTCAGAGACGCCTTCAGGAGCGGAGTAGATACCTTTTTCAATCGCCATGTTCTACCTCTCAGTAATACCCGCCGCGTCTTTGCTTAAAGTATTGCGTTTCTTCAGGTTCATCCGTGGGCAATCTAATAAAGCCCCCTTGCCTGAAACGCATGAGTGCCATCACCGTTGAGTCCACTAAGTCATCATGACTCATAAAAGGAAATCCGGCAATTTCTTCTATCACCTCTTCTGCCCATCTGGTAGGAGGTGCCCACACAAGTTCCGATGCGACAATATCTGCTACCGAGTTTAAGCGTGCTAACTTATCACCAGACCCTCGATGTGGAGTGTACTCAGAAACAGGTAGCCCCATACGCCGCATCTCTTGGTAAAGGGCTGTACCCGCAGATTTCTTTTCTACGATAAACGCATCAGGGTTCCATTCCTCATACTCTTCCATAGCAAGTTGTTTTAGCTCTGGAAACTCCATGCGTTTTTTTATGCTATTAAGCAAAATAATATTGTACGCGCTTACCTCTTCATTGAGAAATACACCCCATGTAGTAAGCGCCGTGTAGTCCGCACGGTTGTGCGTTTCTGCCGCCGCGTCCAAGGACATAATGATGTACTCGCAAGGAGGCGGACTATCCTGCTCCCACAGGTTCCACCACTCACGTTTAACTATCGACGCCTCTTCTGCGGTAGGTTGCTGTTGATACTGAGCGTTCCACTGGAACGTCGGCATCGAAGCCTTGGTTCGGAGTAGCGCCTCTAAATCGAAAAACTCAGGCCACAGAGGCTTCTCAACATATTTCTTCGTCTTCTTGTTTTGAACCTCCAGTATCGCTGGAAACTCTACAACCTCATACTGGTCAGCACTGGCATTCTTTACCATGTCGTTTGTCACGCGACCCGTCAGATCATCCATGTGCCAACGTGTTTGGATTATGGCTACACGCCCCCCCGGCATCAAACGAGTTCTAGCACCAAAGGTAAACCACTCGTATGCCTTCTCAAACACCTCGAAGTTGCCGTTAATAACGTCTTGCTCCGAGTGAGGGTCATCAACGAGCAACAGATCAGCACCACGACCCGCCAAGGCTGAACCAATACCACACGCGTAGTATTCCCCTCCGACGTTTGTGTTCCATCTACCTGCTGACTTACTATCCTGCGCTAGTAATGTAGCAGGAAATACGTTTTTGTACGCCTCTGTTGCAATTAAGTTACGTACCTTACGACCAAAATCTACCGCGAGATCAGTGGTATGGGACACCATCATGACCTTTTTATTAGGGTTACGGCCTAAAAACCACGCTGGAAAGAAGATCGAAACAAGCTGAGATTTACCGTGACGAGGGGGTATATTGACGCAAATACGGTCTTTATCACCCCCTTCAATCGCCATAAGCATGTCCGCAAGCATCCGGTGGTGCTTACCGACTATAAAATCAGGCATCATGAGCTTACAAAACGCAATCAAATCGTTATAAGCGGCTGTATTTTCTTTGCGGGTGCTCAATTCCCCCGCTAATTTGTCTATTTCAGCTATTTCTTCAGGAGAAAAGTAGTCAAGGTTGTCCAACATCTGCTGAACTTCGGCATCAGAGAAGTCTAAAGCCGTGTCAGTCATCGGATTCTGTCTCGATTCCGAGTTCTGCATCAACATCTATCGTCCCCGTCTCCACAAACTCTGCATCTACTACGTCTTCCTCTGGATTTACGAGCTTCGACAGCTTTGCACGTAGACTTTCGCGTAATTCGTCAGTGGTTCTATGGGTAATTGTGACTTCGGTCTTGTCTGTAAACAACCCAACGTCCGAAATCTTACCCAAAAGCTCCAACGCACGGATACGAACACGGGGATCAGGGTTCTCAGTCTCCTCGATCAGCTTATTTGTGACCAAGTGACGTACTTGAACTGCACTTTCTACCACGGAATGACCGAATTCAGTCAATATATTGTGTGTCATCATGAGTGCAGCAGGGGGTAGCGTAGATGCACGCTTTGTTGAAACCTTTCTTGAGGTCTTTTCAGGGTTATCTGCGTACGCCAAGGCTAGCTTTGCCGCAATTTCTTCGTCTTCACTGCTAGGTTCTACGTCTAAGCCATGCTCTTCGAGCATAGCAGCAGTATTACACGCCGCCTCTGCACGTGCACGCAGGTCCATGTACGGAATATCGTCCGAATATGGCACACCAATATCTGGTTGAAGCACTAAAGCCATATTGTTTTCGCAGGTTACTAACCGTTCGTAGCGAGTTATACATAATAATTTGTTTTTGTACAAGGAGGTTGGGACTCCTACCGGGGGGTGTTCCTATATATGAGGGGGGTGGGGGTCGAACTCAGGAAAAACACGATAGTTCGTGCAGATTAGTAATATATAGATAATACAGAGTCCCAATGTGACAACGGGGTCATGGGGGGCGGGTATGGTCTAGCCGATCCGGTTTTGTTAGTGTCGCACTAACAAACGTGACAGATAATATATAAACGTGCCAGATTGTACGAACATCTATTGACACGTTACCATGTGTTCGCGATAATGGTCGGCGTCAACAGCGGGTGCTGTTGGCTATATAAACTTAACTGTCAACATAAGGATATTGACATGCGCACTTTAACTACTCAGACAATCTCAGCAATTTCAAATGCTGTATCACGTTCGATCAATGCGGACAAAGCAGGGGTCAAGGCGCTCGACGCACTGATAGCAGACGGGTTCGATAAACCCACTGATTTCACTTCCCCGAAATCGGCTGACTCTACCGCGACAGCGGATGAGTTCGAAGCGATCAACGCGGCCATCGTCATGGGGTTCAGCGCTGACGTTCGGAAGCTGCTACTTAAACCAGTAAAGTCACTGTCGGAAGAACAAAAAACGACACGGCGCTACTGGCAGCAACAGATAGGTGCACGTCGTAATGACTTCAAACGCCAGCTTGAAAAGAGACTGGCTGCTGACAAGCCAGACGGTGCTGGACCACGCAACCGCACGCTAGACCAGCGGGTTCGGGACAACCTGAACGATGTGATCAAGGCGTGTCAGAACGCTGAGGAAGCCACCTTCGATGTGCCTGACATGGTCGCGAGAGTGAAAGCAGCTCTCGAAATCTTGAAATGAAACGACTGGGAGAGACAGCGGGGGCCATCATGGCCCTCGCACTCACCGGGTCTCTGATAGCACTCATGTTTGCTAACGTGTTACTGGGATGTGACACATGGGACGAGACGCTTTGGACCCCATCCAATTCATGCATAACACCAACGATGGTCTGGGAAGCCATCACAGGGTAACAATTGAAACAGGGCTTCGGCCCTGTTTTTTTGTGCCTGTTGATACCAGTTCCTAATGTCGCGCTAAGCCTCTGAGCACGTGTTAGCACAAGCGGTGTGACGCGAGACTTGGTCCTACCATTGGTAATATTGCCGCCCGCATCATTACCCACAACAGCATTGTACGAAACTGTTAGTGCCGCACTAACACAAGATACCAGTTCCTAGTGTCGCGCTGAGCCTTTGTTCGGGGTAATGTTCGTAATGTTCGGTAAAAGTTCGGTTTTTGAAAGTATCAATCGTACAATACGTTTTGATGTCAGCCGTTAGCAATTCACGCGAAGCGTTGGCATATCCTTCCTATCAGCTTTTGTAGTTTATTTAGTTTTCTTATTATATATATATATTATTCGTTTTATAAAAAAGTATATACGGGGGGTAAAGTTAGTGTGGCACTAACAATATTCGTTTTCTCCCCTCTTCGTTCTCCCCTCTCCGCGCTAGTCCTCACTCCTAAAATTAGCGAACAATCGAACTTTACTTTCAAATCAAATACTTACTTCCGAACAATGTAAGAACTTTACACATAACAACAGAACTTTACACTTCTAAACACGTTTTGGTAACATTTGACATACCTCGCTACCTATGAGATAATAGTTAAGTTGGTGAGGGGTCTAACAGCACCCGCTCTTGTCCTAACGACAGGTGGCCCCTCATCAACGAACTTAACCATATGTCATACAGGAGAACGACATGACAGACCAAAACAATGTTAGTGCGACACTAACAAGTCAACCCGCAGTAACGGCACCATCCATTGGCTCTGCGTCAATGTTGGTAGAACTCAGCATCAGCACATGGACTGGACGCAAGCTAGACAAGAGTGCGTCACGTAATGTTGTCGCAATGAACAATGCCGACCGAGGTATTGCCAATGTGCACAAAAAGCTGCTGGGCAACTGCGATGAACTCACGGCTGTACAGAAGTTTACAGCTAACGTCCGTAACCTACATTACGACATGACCATGCCGTGGTCCGACACTGGACTTCGACTACTGCCGACTGCTCAGTACTTCAAGTATCACGAAACATTGACCGAGGTGCAGTCCGAGTATCAGCGTCTCGTAGATGAATTCCTTAACACATACGACTGGGCCATCAGCCAGTCACAAGCTCGACTGGGTAAGTTGTTCTCATACAGCGACTATCCATCCGCCAGTAGTCTAGCGTCGAAATTCAAGTTTCGGTTCAGCTACATCCCACTGCCAGATGCGGGTGACTTCAGGGTGGACATTGGCAACGAGGGTAACGAGTTAGTACGTAACCACTACGAGAATTACTACTCCGAGCAACTGACCAACGCTATGAATGATGTATGGCAGCGAGCGTTCAAAGCATTGAGCAAGATGTCCGAGCGACTCGACTATGCCGATCACGAACAGAAGAAGGTGTTTCGTGACACCCTCGTATCCAACGTGGTCGATCTTGTCGAGCTACTGGACGTATGCAACATAACAGGTGACAGTCAGATGTCAGCTATGCGTATGAAACTGGACGATGCCCTACGTGGTATCACACCGGATGCGTTGCGCGAGGACGGCTACCTACGTGCAGAAACTAAACGTGCCGTTGATGATGTCATCAAGTCACTTCCTTCAATTGACCTTTAATCAGTTAGTGCCGCACTAACAACAGGAGAACTATATGAACTCTGCAACTCAAATGTACTCACTCGGTCTTGCCCAAATAGGTAACGCTATTCGTGTCGGTGGTCATCAACGCACCATTCTAGTCGAAGGGCACATGGGCACAGGTAAATCCTCACTGCTCAACACGCTATCGCGTGAGTTACCAAACCGCCTTTCGTGCTACTTCGACTGTACCACCAAAGACCTCGGTGACATTTCCATCCCCGATCTGGCTCACCTCGACAACGGTTCAGGGTACGTTACATACCTGACCAATGAGGAACTGGGTGCACACAACGATAAGCCGATTATTCTGATGATCGACGAATACGGCAAGGCCAACCCTGCTGTGAAGAACTCACTGCTACGCCTCATGCTCGAACGCAAGATTGGTAGCTACACGCTACACCCTGACTCGATAATCTTTGCCACCACTAATCTTGGTGCTGAGGGTGTCGGTGATCTACTGCCACCCCATGCACGGAACCGCATCACGGTCGTGACCTCACGCAAGCCAGACAACATGGAGTGGATCGAGTGGGGTATCAACAACGGTGTCGAACACACCCTGCTAGGTTGGTGCAAGGACAACCCGCACCTGTTTCACAGTTTTGAGGATGTCAAAGACCCCGACGACAATCCCTATATCTACCACCCCAAGCAGCAGCGCAAGGCGTTCGTCACACCGCGTTCACTTGAGGCGGCGTCCGACTGGCTCAAGGTTCGAGATCAGTTTGATGATCAGACCCTTACAAGTTTACTCATGGGTACTATTGGTGAACGTGGCGCTATGGACCTGATGGCCTTCGTCAAGCTGGCTGACCAGCTACCGTCATTGCAATCCATCAAGGATGAACCCAAGACCGCCAAGGTGCCGGACAGTGCTGCCGCAGTATGTATGGTTGTCTACCGTACGTTGTCTACTCTTGGGGCTGACTGGGTTGACGCATGGATGGACTACATGGTGCGACTCGACAAGGAAGCGCAGGGTATGTTCGCCAACGGTGTGCAACCCGCGACCTATGCCAACCGCAAGGTGGTGATGACCAACAAGAAGTTTACTCAGTGGGCGATGGACAATAACTACATGTTCGCCGCAGACAAGAAGTAGGAGACCGTAATGCTAGCCATAGGTAAACAACTTACACCAGAGCAGCGACTGTCCAAGGCCGTCGTTGACATCATGGGCAACCCCAAATACGTTGCCCTCGCAGGTGTCCTTATGATTGGTGACCGCACGGTGGTGGACGATGTCCCTACCGCATGTACCAACGGACGTGATGAGAAGTATGGGCGTGGCTTTGTCGATTCGCTCAACGATGCGGAGCTACGGTTCCTCGTGCTTCACGAGGTATACCACAAGCTGTACAAGCACCTAACCACGTGGCGTCATCTGTATGACGACAATCCGCAGCTTGCTAACGTAGCCTGTGATTACGTCATCAACGTCAAGATTGCAGATGACAACACGGACGGTTGGGCTACCCTACCGCAGGGCGGATGCTACTCAGACAAGTATCGTGGATGGGACAGCGCCGCAGTCTTTCGTGACATACGTGAAAACGGTTCACCACAAGATCAGCAACAGGGGGCAGGTGTAGCGTCAGGTGATGGTCAGCCGAGTGGTGATGGTCAGCCCCAACAACCGCAGGGGTTCGATGACCATGACTGGGATGGTGCTGCCGAACTCACACCCGATGAGCAGCGTGAACTTGCGCGTGATGTTGACGAGGCCATACGCCAAGGCGCATTGATCGCAGGTAAGGTTGGGTCAGGTGGTGATCGTGACCTCGAAGATTTGCTTACACCACAGGTGGATTGGCGCGAGGTATTGCGCGAGTTTGTTTACACCACATGTGCCGGTAATGACTACTCCACTTGGCAACGTCCCAATCGTCGCTACGTGTCATCAGGTTATTACATGCCTAGCGGTATCAGCGAGCAGGTGGGTGAGTTGGTCATTGCTGTTGATACGTCTGGCTCCATTGGTCAGAGGGAGCTTACGGTGTTCATGTCCGAGATACGTGGTATTTGTGACACGGTGCAGCCCGAGGCCATACGCCTACTGTACTGGGATACCAAAGTATGTCAGGACGAGAAATACGACATGCACCAGCTCGATGATCTCGTCAAGACAACCAAGCCCAAGGGTGGTGGTGGTACTAACGTAGAGTGCGTCACCAAGTACCTCACTGCCGAGGGTATCAAACCGCAAGCCGTCATCGTGCTAACGGACGGGTACCTTGGCGCATCATGGGGGCAATGGGCGTGCCCTCTGCTATGGTGCATCTTAGACAACAAATTAGCAAAGCCTGACACGGGTAAATACGTCAACATATCACCACAAAACTTCTGAGGAGAAGTAGCATGTATAAGTACAAATTAGTTAGTGAAGCACTAACCCACCTTGATGCCGAAGGTAGAGAACCGACAGCCGCCAAGCAAGATCGAGCGCACAGATTTGCGGAAGCAGTTTGCAATCACCTAAGTGCCAAGATGTGCCTTAAAAATAGTTGCAGTTATTGGATATACCGTGACGATTGTCCCTATTGTCTTGGGTGGGTGGCATACGGTGACTTTCGTTATACCGGCAGTACAGACGATATGTATGTTGTGTACTCTCACAACATCACGAATGGCAAGTACAACGAGACTGCTAACCAGTATTACATGAAGATGTCCACCAACATCAATACGGCAGTGCGTAATGCTAAGAAGTTTTTACGTATTATGTCACCGCAAGAGATTGCAGGCATACGTCTAAATCTAGCGCAGATAGCAGTGCAAGGCGTGGTTACTGACGCACGTGAAGAGTTTATTGATATACGTAACAGGATCATAGACGTGGAGACAAGCCTGTACTCCGCACGAATCAGTAGGGACTCGGTGCTCATGACCGAGTTACGTCATCTGATGAACAGTAACCACAAGTTTATCGATCCTACTTTCGGTGAAAATCTCACTACATTCTTTGCTAAGTGGGATGAGCTTGACACCTTGCAGACTCGCACAGTGCCTATGTGGTTTGTCCGTGTGTATGAACGCACGGGGCAGCAGATGTTCGATGTGGTTTCCATCGACAATGCCGAGGATTCGTGGAAAGCAAAGATGGGTGATGTATTACGTTACACAACAGATGACTTGCCCGAG